GACTGAAGCTATTGAGTTGGATGCTAAGCCTCAATTGTACCTAGTTGGCCCCGGTTTCACAGCCGCGATGCCACTTGTCGCGAACAATTCGGACAATAATAGGACAATTGCCGTTTACACCCGAGCGTTGGCTGACACACCGGCCCCTGTTGAAGGGGCGTGGGATCGTGTCAAGATCATGGACGGAGAACTAGACATAGTTTCCGTGAGTGGTATGCCAATTGCGAACCTGTCTGGAGCTAAACTTTATAGTGAGGAGGAATACCTTGATCATCTCCGTCCGGAGAAGAAGAAATCCTTCTTAAACTTTCGTAAGAAAGTTGAATCACTATAATACCTCATATGGCAGGCTTTGCTATTCAGCCTTTATTAAACGAGAGAAGATGATGAATCTGACCCCATCAGGGTGTACATTCGATCGCCCGCGACTCATCCAAGCTTGTTCAGGGATTGTGAAGAACAATTCAGCCGTCTGGTTTTACAATTACAGTAATGCCATGAAGGCTTGTTGGAATCACAGAAACTGGATATACTACTGTTCTGGTAGGACAGCAGATGAATTCAACAGATGGCTCGAACACCATGTTGAACGTCTTGGTGGTGAGTCCAACACTGGAGTGGCCTGCTCTGATTATTCGAAGTATGATCTCACGCAGGGCACACAGTGCATGGAGCGAGAGGATAAATGGTATAAGAGTCTCGGATTTTGTGAGGATGTGCTTGATGGGTCTATGATCCTGAGGCACAAGTTACACTCCACAGGTTTCTGTGGTGCGATCCGGTACTCGGTCCCTGGGACACGGAAGAGTGGTGACATGGACACATCTTCAGGCAATACTAAGAATACCGGTGAAGCTATCGGTTCATTCTTTAAGTATCACGGATTGAAAGAACACGTGGCCATAGCCGTTTTGGGTGATGACAACTTTACGTTGTTTTCACTCAAACACGTCCTGGCAGTGTTTGGTTCCCTTGAGAACCTAGAATCGTGTTTGCGTGCCTGGAATGCTGATCTAGGTTATTCACTCAAAGTGAAAGTGACTACCAATATTGCCTCAGCGGAATTCCTGTCCAGCCGGTTTTGGCCGACTGTTGACGGATACAGGATTGGTAAGAAACCTGGACGGGTTCTGACCAAGATTGGATACCTTCTTTACAGGCATAACGTGACCTCCGAAG